CTGCTCAATAGCTGCTCACGCTTCCGCAATTATGGTTGGTGATAACGTCACTGCTGATGATGCGTTTGCAAATTTCAAATACATAAACAACGCTCCGGCTGGTTTCGCATACACAGTAGGAAGTCAGTTTGCATGGTATGGCGCAGCAAGCGGAACTGCCGGCACAGCAATGCCAATAACAAAGGTGCTTGGGGTTTCTTTAGGAAACACCCTAGCCCTGCAAGGCGCAAATTCATCAACCGGCGCAGGTATCTCGTTCCCCGCTACCCAAGTAGCCTCAAGCGATGCGAATACGCTTGATGATTACGAAGAGGGAACTTGGACGCCGACGATTACCTTTGCAACGCCGGGCGATGTCTCTGTCACGTACTCAGTTCAAAGCGGCAGATACACAAAGATAGGAAATCGCGTTTTTTATAGTTGCAGGGTTGCAACCTCGGCTTTCACCTATACCACAGCATCGGGGTCGTTGATGATTGCGGGATTGCCGTTCTTACCGGCAACTTCACAAAATCGCGCTCAAGCAACTATGTTTTACGGCTGGACAAAAGCCGGTTACTCGCAGATTGGTTCCCATATAGCAAATGCGGATAACAATATTTATTCACAAGCAACAGGTTCTGGACAGGCGTTAGCGACTGTTGATACTACGTTTTACGCATCCGGCTCTGTTGTTCAGGCAGCTATTTCAGGTCACTACGAGGTATAAAAATGGCAACTTTCACCGAGCAAAAAGTTTTAAAACAAGTAACCGTGTTGACTGAGCAATCAGCCGCAAACGTCCAATGGGCAAATCAAGTCCTGAAGGATGGCGAGGTTATCTCCGAGCAGTTTGAACGCAAAGCCTACACCTCTGAGCAGAAAGCCGACTTCCTAGCCGAAGTCGAAGGCGCTGAATCCTACGTTGCCGTGCTTGGCTGGTAATGGTCTTCTACACAAATCGATTCATTCCAGATCAGGCCGCTGGCTGCTGTCGCGGCTTCGTGATCTTCATTCGCCCAGAGCGCAAAGGTGATCGCGGTTTGTTGGAGCACGAGAAAGTCCATCGCTGGCAGTGGCTCAGAACGCTGTCGCTGCACTCGCTTCTGTACCTTTTTGTTCCTGAGTACAAGCTAGCCAGCGAAGTCGAGGCGTACAAAGAGCAAGCAAAACACTACACGGATGACCGACTGCCTAAGTTCGCTCGGATGATCTCCACAAGGTACGGGCTGAAGATCACGGAAGAAGATGCGCTGAAGTTGTTGAGAGAAGACTGATGATTATTTCACTCGCCGGCATGGGCGGTATCGCGCCTAAAGTAACCCCTGAATTGCTGCCTGACAACATGGCGCAGACGGCGAGTAACGTCATTCTCCATAACGGCGGGGTGGCTTCCCTGTCGAATACCACAACGGTTGCTACGCCAACCAAAGCAGGCACTGCGGTAACGATCTACCGCTTCGGCAGAAACCAACCGGAGACTCAATACTGGTTCAAATGGACAACGCCGGTTAATGTCGCACGCGGCCCGATTGCCGGCGACACTGAAGAAACCACTTACTACACTGGCGATGGCCTGCCCAAGAAAACCCGATTCAGCCTTGCGACTTCCTCTGGCACGGATTATCCGGTTGCCTATTACAACCTGAAAGTACCCGCGCCTACCGCTGCGCCTACGCTAACCCTTGTTGGTGGTACTGGCCCCGTTGTTTCAGAGACTCGCGCCTACGTCTATACGAATGTTTCCGCCTGGGGTGAAGAGTCAAGCCCTTCGCCGGCCAGTATCATCGAAGTGAGTTCAACAGGTGTCGCCCAGTTATCTGGCTTCTCTGCCGTGCCAACGGGTTCTTATTCGATCACGCAGCGTTACATCTATCGCTCGGTCACTTCGTCCTCTGGTACGAACTACTACTTTGTTGGGTCGATTTCTTCAGTGGCAACGACATTCACTGACGCAGTGGATATTGCTTCTGTTGGCGAGCCGCTTCCTTCGCTGGACTGGGATGAGCCGCCCGACGATCTGTTTGGATTGATCTGCCATCCGTCAGGGGCGATGTGGGGTATCTCCGGCAAGGAAATCTGCCCGTCTGTTATCGGTGCGCCTTACGCCTTCCCGCAGAAGTGGCGGCTGACCTGTGACTTTAATCCGGTGGCTCTTGCAACGATGGGGCAGGGCGTCATCGTCCTGACGGATGGACTTCCGTACTTCATCAATACCGGCGATCCTGAGTCTGCCCAGATGATTCGGATTGACGAGGAACAGGCGTGTGTCTCGGCGCGTTCTGTGGTTCAGTTCGGTGGTGGGGTGGTCTATGCCTCTCCTGATGGTTTGATGTCGATTACCCAGAGCGGTGTAACCAACCTGACCGACAAGCACTTTGACCGCAAGGCGTGGCAGGCTCTTAATCCTTCTACCTTGTTCGGCGTTAAACACGACAACCGTTACTACGGCTTCTTCGCCACGGGCGGGTTTGTCCTTGATACCTCTGGCAACTTCACGCTGCACACGATCAATGCGACTTCGGCCTATGTTGATCCGGTGCTTGACCAGTTGTTCGTCGCGGTTGGCAACTACATCAACAAGTGGGATTCCGGCACAGCCTTGACCCATACGTGGAAGTCAAAGCGGTTCAACCTGCCAAAGCTGACTGCGTTTTCTTGCGTGCAGATCAAGGCCAATTCCTTTGCCAACCTGACATTCAAGCTGTACGCAGGCGGTGTTTTGAAATACACCAAAGTCGTGACCTCTGCTGATCCGTTCCGTCTTCCTTCCGGGTTCAAGTCTCGGCTTTATGAGTTTGAAATAACCGGCACGGATCACTGGACTTCTGCCCATATTGCTCAGTCAATGGAAGAGTTGAAGAATGTCTGATCCGTTATCCGCGCTGAGAGCCGTCACAGGGCAAGAGCCTAGCACCACGACAAACGACTTCCCGAACATTCCATCTGTTCCTCCGGTATCGAAACCGGCTGAGGCTAACTTCCTGTCGTCGGTCAAGGCGTGGATTGAAAAGGCTGTTGGAGCCGGTGGATTCGCTTCGTACAAAGACCTTGCAAGGTACGGCCTGATTGAGCAAACGCTTGATGGAACTTACGGCCCTGTTCGCCCTGCCAGCCAGATAATCCCCCCGGTGCCGACCAACGTCATTGCTTCCGGTGCGATGACCAACATCCTTGTTGAATGGGATGATCCGGCTGCGGCTTACGGCAACCACTCCCACGCTGAGATATGGGCGGCTGAGACTGACAACTTTACGCTGGCTGTTCTGGTTGGCGAGTCTTCCGGTTTCACCTTCGCGCATTCTGTCGGCCCAGCCTCTACCCGCTACTACTGGGTGCGGTTCGTTTCTACTTCGGACAAGGAAGGCCCGTACCAAAGTGTTGGCGGGGTGCTTGGCGAAACGGCGGATGACCCAGCTTACCTCCTTTCAGTCCTGAACAACCAGATCACAGAAGCCCAGCTTTACACTGACCTTAACACCCGGATTGACCTGATAGACACGGCTGGCCCTGCTGACCTGCCGAATGGTTTGATTGCCAAGGTTCGCGCACAACAAGGCGACATGACGCAAATTGGCAACGATGTCGATACCATCGGCAACAGCCTGCTGGAAGCCGCGCTAAAGATTCAGGACAACACTGACCTTCTTTACGACGCAGGGGTGACAGTAACTCCCGGCACTGGCGAGGTCTATATCTACGCGGTGCGTGAGGCTGAGAACCGGCTGGACGACGCAGAGATTCGTTTAGATGCTGCGGAAGCCAGTATCACCCTGAAGGCGTCTTCTACCTACGTGGATGAGCAGATCGCCCTAGCCGTGCTTGATCCTTCGCAGATTGCTGACCTGTCTGGTGTGAATGCACGGCTTGCTACGGCGGAAGCTGACATCGACGGCCTGAATGCTGCCGTGGTACTCAAAGCCTCGCTGGTTACGGTTGATTCTCAAGGGGTTCGGCTATCCACAGCAGAGTCAGACATTGACGCACTTCAGAGCGAGATCGTCAATAAGGTTGCCAACACCACATTCGATGCGGCAGATGTTCGTCTGACAACCGCAGAATCACGCATCACGGCCTACGACAACGCTGGGATTATCAACACGGTTTCCGATGTTCGCCAGTTGCAGAACGAGGCCGAGGACGACGCCGAAACGCTACTGCGCAGCATCCTGATCGGTGACTACACACTGAACGAGTCTCGCGCTGCTGTGGCACTGGCTAGGAACGAATTGACGGCCTACGTTGATGACGGCCTGAACGCTGAAGCGCAAGCAAGGCTTGAACTCGCTACTGCTGTGGATGGAAACGCCGCCGCGATCCTGTCCGAGCAAACCGCTAGAACCAACGCTGACTCTGCAATGGCGACGGACATCACGAACCTTGGTGTGTCGGTGAATAACAATACCGCCGCGCTTCTGGTTGAACAAACCGCTAGGGCTGACGCTGACTCCGCGCTGACCAGTTCGATTGCCGCAATGGGTTCTACCGTTGCCGGGAACACGGCGGCGATCCTGGCTGAATCAACCACAAGGGCCAATGCCGATAGCGCAATGGCTTCGGACATCAGCACGCTTAACGCATCGGTGGCTGCGAACACGGCGGCTATTTCCACGGAATCGACCACAAGAGCAACTGCTGACTCGGCGATGGCAAGCAGCATCACGACTTTGCAAACGACTGTTGGGGAACACACCACGGCAATCGAAGTGAGCGCAGACGCCATCGACGGTATCTCTGCCACATACACGGTAAAGATCGATAACAATGGCGTGATGGGCGGCTATGGGCTGATGTCTTCACTGGCTGAAGGTGGTGCTGCGACATCAAAGTTTATTGCCTCGGTCGATCAGTTTGCAGTGGTAGCACCGGGAAGAACAGCAGGCCAGCTTAACTCGGTTCCGCTTGCGGTATTGACCACGGCGCAAACCATCAATGGCGTAGCATTTGCCCCCGGTGTTTATATCGACGGCGCTTCAGTCAATGCTGGCACGATTGGCAATGCACAGATGGGCGTGGCTTCGGTTGATACGCTGAATGTTGTTGATGCGTCGATCAACAATGCAAAAATCAGTGACCTAAACGCCAGCAAGATCAACGCTGGGTATATCTCTGCTGAACGCCTGGCAGCCAACTCAATCAACGCTGATCGTCTGGTTGCCGGAACAATTACCAGTGACAAGATCGCTGCTGGAACGATTGCCGCTGACCGGATAAACGCAGGATCGCTCTACACGCAACTGTTCTACGCTGGCGATGCGTACATCGGAAACCTCTCGGTCAATACGATCAAGATTGCAGATGGCGCGATTACATCTTTCGCCGGTTGGACTACGCCGGTCTTGGGGCCGTATAACCACTACAACATCTACGTAGGATTTATCCCATACGGCTCGTCATTCCTTGTCAGCATTCAGGCGTGGTCAGGGGCTGGGGCTTGGGGCGCAGACCTTTCTTTGGCTCAAGACATAAACGGCATCCCATACCCAACTGCCGGTCAGTTATTTAGCTACAACACAACCGGCCAGCCTTTTTCTGACGGAACCTCCATGTCGCGCTGGATGAACTACATCACCGTAGTTGGCCTTGGGGCGTCGATGCAGGCAAACGTCTATGTCACCTACTGGAAGAAATAATGTACTCAACCTACGGCCCTGACGGCTATATCTCTGGCGTTATCTCTGGCGTGTCTGGTGTTTCAGTTGAGGAAATTCTGGCCCCCGGCGATAGCTACGTTGAAGGCTCCTACGAGCCGAATGCGGATCGCGTCGTCAATGGGGCCGTCGTCAAAGCGCCGCCAAGACCAAGCCCGTACCACCACTACGACAAAGCAACTTCAGCATGGGTACAGAACAACGAGGCGCTATGGATTGATGTCAGAGCCAAGCGCAACCAACTTCTTGCTGCATCAGACTGGACTCAGTACGCGGATGTCTCTATTCCGAACAAGTCTGAATGGGCTACATACCGGCAGGCGCTGCGTGATGTGACAAACCAGAGCGACCCGCTGAATATTGTTTGGCCGGTTGCCCCCTAGCAAGCACACCCACTAACGTGAGTGCGACATATGCTCAAGATATGTACGCACAACCTGTCCATCCTGATTATCTGCA